TATCGTTCTGATAGTCGCGAAGTCTCTCAATATATGCTTTATTACGTACAATAATGTCCATGGAGAAGAATTCTTTCCGAATTCTTTCTGGAGTTAGGACCTTCTCCCACGTTTCTTCCAGGTCACGCGTCGGACGCATGTGGTTCCAATAATGCCCTAAGAAATAGGCAGGATCCTTACCACTAATCCGAACTTTACTCTTGGATAGGTTAACAACTACACCGAGCTCTTTGATGACATCACCAACTTGCTTAAGGTCAGGTCTGGCACCATATACAGCAGATACACTATCGTCCCCGAGCACATGATAACGGGTAATCCGTACATCGGTTCTGAGTTTTAGGTATTCGATGCAAATAGCATTCACAATACTATCTATCACTTGAGTAAACATGCTTCCACTAGGTACACCATGGCTTCTGCCAACTACTAGATTACCAGTAGGTAGTAACATGGGACACGTTATGAAATATCGTGTTACAATGTCCCAGTCCACTTTGTCAGTCTCCGACATATCGAAGCAGTTGCCAATAATCGCGAAAGCTTCCCGCGCTAAACGGTTGGAAATAGAACCATCAAAGCCTGAATAATCGAGTTCCATCAGGAATTGACTCTTCCAACCCAGTTCGTTAACATCACCCGCAAGTTGTGAGTATGGTTTCCCGCCCACATACGGATTATGATGCCTCATTATTTCCCTCTGGTAAGGTTCGAAAAACCTTGATTCCAGAAGAACCATGGACAAGGGGTAGCCGAACACTGGTCGTGCTAACTCCATATCCTTACCCCTGTGGAACACAGTGGCTGGTGGAGGTGCAGCACCTCGTCTTATCCGTCGAGCTAGCTTCAGCTCTTCGGGGTACACGTCAGCTTTCTTGCGAAAGTGTGGCGCACCAGAGTTGGTGTCAGGTTTGTACGTGACGTCCTCAAGGTCAGTAGCTGAAAGCTTACCAACATAGAACATACGTCCAACCTTCCTTACAGCCCGATGTAACAGCTCGCCATCATAATTAGTTTTTGGCTTACTGAAGTACCTAATTAAAGGTTCTGTCAACATCTCGGGTTCATATTTACTCCGAGGAGTTAATGTGTCGGGAATACTAGATCCCATACCCTTGGCTATAGTTCGTAGATCATTAAGGATCACGGCACCATGAGGCCTAACTGTTGCCTGGATAAAACGGCCTTCAGCTTCTTGTGATTGAAACTGATAAGGAACGAGCTTTAAACCCATTGCCTGCAAGGAGGCTTCGCATAT